TCTTTGTAGTAGAACACCGCCGAGTCGCGCTGATTGCCTTCGTCGTCCAGCTGCATCACGCTGTTCATGGACAGCATCAGACTGACGCGGTTTGCCAGCGCAACGCCCCGGTGTGCCTGCTGCATAATCGGGCGCATCAGGTGACGGGTTTTACCCGACCCCATACCGGCACGCACGATCACCGGTCCTGTTTTGGACAGGCGCATTACAAGGTCCAGAACCTGCGGGGTGATTTTTGAGGTTTTCAGCCTGCGATAATCAACGTGTGCCGGGCGGAATCGCGGATCAGTGATAGCGTCAGTAAAACCGCGTGCTTCCATTGCGGCCTTTTTCTTCAGGCGGTATTTCCATTCAATGCGGTTATGTGCGCTGATGGTTAACGCTTCATCTGCCTGCATTTCTTTTAGCCGGTCAGCGATCATCGCTTTCACTTCGTCTCGACTCAGTTCGCCCGGGCAGGACAGCATAGCCACATCAACGCACTGAAAAACCTGCTTTTCAAACTGGTCTGAATTTTCCTGACTCATGAAGCGCAGTTTCTGTAATGCCGCGTCGTAGAGGTTAGCCGGACGGGTCAGGCGGTTGGCCTGTGCTTTCATCTGGCTGACAGTTTCAGTGCGACCATTCAGAACAAACAGATCGTTGAAATCGTTCCCTTTTTCGTCATAAAAGGTCGGGAAAATACATTTAATACCCGTATCCGGGAAGGCTTCCAGAATCTCAAGCCCGGCCATAAGCCCGGTATTCCCTTTTTTGGGTTTGCTGCGGTCATTATCCAGTGCGCAGGTGATATCGAACCCGCACTCGAGATCAATCAGCTGGCGCACAACGTGGATCATGTTACCGGCTGAAACGGCGACGACAACCGCATCGAACCGGCCAGGCTCAGCCAGGAATACAGACGCTGCGGTCGCAAACCCTTCCGCCACGGCCACGCGCTGCGCGTTCTCAAGTGAGCCAATGACAAAGGCCGCGCCGACGTAGCTGACTTCTTCAATCGCTGCGGTCTGGCGCTTCTTACCGTTCATGAAAATGCGCTGCCAGCCTGCCAGCTGACCAGCCTGCGCACCGTTCAGGTGGCGCAGCGGGATCGCCATAAACTCGGCTTTACGTCCTGTGTGACCACGGACACACATTGTCACGCGGCGCACGTCACAATGTGCGAATACCGGCGCGATGCGCTTTTCGATAGCGTAAGGATGTGATCCGTCTTCACGCGGTGCGGCGTCAAAAGCGTCTTTGATGCGGTTCCATTCTTCGCGGGCTTCTGCCGCTTCCTGTTCCCGTCGCTTAGCCTCTACTGCAGCGATCTTTTCGCGCTCAAGGCGGCGCGCTTCCTGCTGCTGGCGACGTTCTTCACGGCGGCGGATTTCTGCAGGGGTCTGTGTGACCACGGTCGCACAGCGGCGCATGTGTTCGTCGTATTCACGTTTCAGGAAGTCATAGCCGTTCCACTCACCCGCGCCTTTCTGCTTAACCACAAAGTTAATGAACGGGTAACGGATACGCCCGCTGCTGCGGATGTTGGAATAAATATCGGCATGGCCTTTCAGCCGTGGTTCGTTGGTGATGGGGTAGCGGCGGTTGTAGGTGCGGAACTTAGTCTGCAAGCCATCGCCGTCAATCAGACGGATGGAGGATGCGTTCGCTGACCAGTCAAAGCCAGCCTGCTCGGCTATCTGCGCGACTTCGTGATCGGCAGCCCTGAAAAGCTCATAGGGATCGGAGTTATAAAACTCCTGGTAAAAATCCGTTATTGTCATTTTTTAACCAGAATCAGTACGCATTGAACTTGCGCACAGGGTCCGGTCTTAGCTACAATAATGGTTCCTGCGATGGAGTCATTAGTTGTGTTGCTAAGACCAGCTAAATGAATTAGAGGAAAAACCCGGTCGGCAAAACCGGGTTTTTTTTCGCCCGGAACTCGGATTCGCTCACTAATTCGCCAATTTATAGCCTGACCTGCGCGTCGTTATTACCGGCAAAATAATAACGACGTCAAGCCGACTTTACAAACACGGAAAGCGTATTTGTCAGATCTTTTTCACCGTCCAGGCTTTCGCCATTGCGACGACGGGGTGTAAATACTCTATTTCTGTCCGCTGAAACACGTCACGGCTGTGCAGTTCGGTAAGCGAACTGAACACAAAACCGTCGTCCATGACCGTTATCAGGGTCATAATTGCAATAAAGTTATCATCCCGGCGTAATTTAACCAAATGCGTTTCGCCAGTTATTGGACGCACATCAGGATCGGCAATAATCAGATCGCCCGCCTGAAATGCTGGCGCGCCCCTGCTATCCGCAATGCGAACCGCGTACAGCCTGCGTGAGACGTTATTCGGCATATCCACAAATTGCTGGTCCGCCGCGTTCTGCACACCATCTTTTAAAAACACGTCACTAGGTCCGGTCTGCGTTGTTCCAACAATCGGGATACCGTGCTCCGTACTGGCATCCTTCCCTGTTAAAACCCATTCCGGCGAACGTCCGTAAAACTTTGCAAGTTTAAGAGCCAGATCCAGCGTTGGCATACCGTCAGACTTTTCAAGATGGCCGAGGGCAGCATGCGTACAGCCTACTGACTCAGCAACCCCGCGCAAACTGTAGGCGCTGGCGTTATTTGGGTTCGCGTGTTTCAGCTCTTCGCGGCGAGCTTTTAGCCATTGTCCTCTGTTCATGCGCCCGATAATAACCTACCAACGTTAAGCCAGCTATACGCAATTTGCCCTGCGGGAAGAAATATTGATCCAGCTGTCAAATACACTTTACAAACGTGTTAAGCCTGCTTACCATTCCAGCCCATGAAAACCGCCGACGTTATTGCCTTTTATGGCACCAAAGCCGCCGCTGCGCGCGCCCTGAACGTTCACCGACTGGCCATCTACCAGTGGGGCGATAACGTGCCGTTTGCGCGTCAGTTTGAGATTGAAGTGAAGACCGGCGGGTATCTGAAATCAGACTACACGCTGGCCAAAGAGCACCGGAACGCCACCCGACATGCCTGTAAGGAAATGCGCTAATGCTTGATGAGTTTGTCCGGGGCCAGTTACGCAACGCCCTTTCCGACCTGCCTATGACGCAGAAAGGTCAGATCGCCATCATGAGCGATACCGCAGCCGGAGACAGTTACACAGCCCGGCCATTGCGCTGTGTTGAGTCAGAGGGCAGCACCGTCGAGGTGGAAGCGGAGCCGGTGCGCTATCACGAAGGAAAAAAGTACAAACAGAACAAACCCCTGATTCTGGAAAGCGGCTTTCAATCATCCATCTGGCGACAGGCCGTTAACCGGCTGCCGGAGGAAGCGATAGCCTGGTCGAAATACTGCTACGGGGATTCGACACGCTTTGAGTATCAGGTCGTCATCTGCCATGAGGTCTGGAGCCGGTTTCAGGCGCTGGAACCGCTGGCCGGTCTGAAAAAAATGAGCACCAAAACCCGCCAAAAGGTTCAGGCGCTCGCATGGCTGGCGGTGCAGGTTTCGGCCAGTCAGATAAATGGCGGCAGCAGGGAGTACAGCGCTGCCGAGTTAAGCCGTTTAATCGGCATCAAGCCGGATAACTGGCAGCACAACTATCTTCCGCGCTGGTCGCTTCTTATCAGCGCCTGCCATGACTACGACAAAGAGGTGATCGGATATGTGGGGCGACAGTTCAAAGCAGAACGCCACCGGCGGCGAGATTGCCGTGTGCCTGTGTAAGCGGCTTATGCGGCGCAATCCGGGACGGCCTTCGCTGCGCTACTCCGCCGCGCGGGGGGAGTATCTGATGTTCTGCCCGTCCTGCGGTATCCGTACTTACCCGGCCAGCAACAAACATAGCGTGATCGCGGAATGGAACGGCATGAACCGCACCGGCGATCCGTACATCGCCGAGTTATGGGAAGAGAAATTTTACCACCAGCAAAACGCGCCGACCGCCCTACCGACGGAACCGGCGACCTGTGTGACCACGGACACACGATAAAGGGCTATTTAAATATGAATGATATTTACGCCGCTGCCGGTCGGGGAATGACGCCCGACACTGAATATAATTTTACTGATGAATACCTGATGCGATTAAAAGGCGTCAACTTTATTCCGCCCCGGAAAAGTAAAGACTATTACTCGCAAACAAAAAACGCATCCCGAAGAAATTACACGACGCCATTAATGCAAAGCGTAAATAAATCCCGTTTCAAATTTCAGGACACAAAAAAATGAAAGCGTTTAAAGTTATTTTTCCATACAGTACGACAAATAAAATTCCAGCCGATATTACTGACCGTTTAAACGGCCATGCATTTTCTGAATTAAAAGACGGTCAGACTAAATCATCCGGCTTTTCACTTTTAACGGAATGCGAACGTTTTATTCAGTCTGACAATCGTCATTTATTTCACTACTGCGAGCAGACGCGGAAAGCCGATAAAAATACCGTGCGCAATATTTTTAGCGAGCGCCTGAAAAAAGTCGAAGAAGAAGGCCGGGAACTGACCGAGGAAACGCGGGAAGAGTTACAGGCTATTGCTGAACGTGAAGCCACAAAGTTCGCAGCCATCAAGCATTCAGGCGTTTTTATTGTGTTCGATGCGCCAGCAGGCCGCGTATGGTGCGCAGGCAGTACCGTTAACAAGTGTGAGGCAGCCTTAAAGCGCCTGCGGCGTGTACTCGGCAGCCTGGACACGGAGCCGGTCGTGCTGACCTTTGCCAGCCGTCGCCTGTCCCGCCTTCTCGGTCATGGCAGCCTGACGGCAGATGAAGCCCTGCGCGTCCCGGAGTACGGAAAAATAGTGGCTAATGATACGCATGACAGCAATAGTGCACGCATGACGTTTGAGGGCTTTTCCCTGCTGGATTCCAGCGTCAGCGAGGTTCTGACCGACCGCGTGGTGAGCGCCGTAGAAATGGACCTGATTAAGCCAGACCCCAACGGGGGCAAGGCGCAGGTGCTGGCATCATTCGTGCTAAAAGCCCCGGAAAAATCGGGCGTGATCCTGTCTGGTCTGTGGTTTGCAGGCGGCGCGACTGACGGCGCTGCGGAGCAGAATCACGCCTCAGATATGCAGATTGTCGCGAAAACCTGCCAGCAGATTATGGACGGCCTTACCCGCTTTATGAACCGTGGGGATCTGTGATTATGTCAGCGATTCAGCAGGCTAACGCCATGAAGGCGGTGCGTGTTCGCAGCGATCAGATGATTGCGCAGGGGGGCGACGGGTACGTGTCGCTCGATGTGCTGCGCTTTGATGTGGGCCTGTCTACGCGCGCGCTTCGTCGCATCTACGACGCAGGCGTGTCGAACGGCGAACTGCAGCGGAAAAGCCACACGCGCGCTGACGGCATAAGCCGTTTCCACCTGTACCGCACCGTTATGGCGGGCGCATAGCCCGGTCTGTAACATGTGTTGAAATATCGTCATAACTATGTAAGGAGGCTGAGGCCTCCTTTTTTGCGTTAATTGTCCCATCAGGCTTTATTTAGCACAAAATAAGATGCCAGATATTGATTGCGATATAATCCGTATTACCAGCCGAAAATTTAGCTGCTACTAAATTTTTAGATATAACTAAAAATTGAGCAGTAGCTGAAGCTGATAAGTAGAGCCAAAAAATATTCTACTTATCCAGTAGACGTTAGTAACTTCATCATATATCTTATCGAGCATTGGGATTAATCCCATTGCATATCTACCTTAGTGAGTAGCTAAGAGCGTAATCATAAGCATGATTGCAAGTATCGGATTCTGTAAAAGTAACTAACGGATTGCAACGATGAAGAATGAAGGTGTCTCACAATCATTTTCTGAACACTCAGAATACATACTCGCCAAGATGAGACATAGCATGAATATCATGCGATTGGCAGTGGGTGCTAGCGAGGGTATTTCACTGAATACAGAAATTCTGTCTTTTCTTGATGAGTGGATCGAAAACTTGGACGATTTGAATGAAACTGTATCAGGTGAAAGGGCTGCTTGACTGCTGAAAACTTTGAGTGACCATGGTCACACGCTTGGTTCATCAATGGTTATGCTGATGTTGATTGATGCCCCGCAGGCCGCAGCATATCTGTCTAGAGTGCTTAGTTTCATAGACCGAGGATTCCGTTCAATCTGTGTCACTGATGAGGGTGTAACGTTCAGGCGTCTCGCCAATTCGGCTTTTGATATTTTTGCATGTTCTCTCAGTTGTACAAGAAGCTCGATCATCGCAATGTCACGATCTTTCTCGATGTATCCGTTAACTGATTCTTCGTTGTTGAGCATGCGGGCTTTTAGTTCATCTAAACAAATGGTCATCTTCTATCTCTCTCTGTGCCTTTTAGTGGTGTAAGCATGAAGCGTGCATATAAGTATAGATTTTACCCTACGCCGGATCAGGTTGAATTACTCTCAAAAACTTTTGGAAGTGTTCGATTTGTATACAACAGCATCCTTAACTGGCGAACCATTGCTTACAATACCCTGAATCAAAGCATCGACTATAAGAAGGCAAGCGCACGTCTTACGGAAATGAAAAAGCAACCAGAACTGGCTTGGCTGGGTGAGGTTTCATGCGTACCGCTGCAGCAGACTCTGCGGCATCAGCAATCAGCCTTCAAAAACTTCTTTGAAGGTCGTGCGAATTACCCAACTTTTAAAAGTAAGAGAGGCAAGCAATCTGCCGAGTTCACGGCTAGTGCTTTCAAATACCGAGACGGATTCCTGTTCATTGCTAAGAGCAAAACACCATTGAAAATACGGTGGTCGAAAACCCTGCCGTCAACGCCTTCAACGATAACTATAAAAAAAGACTTAAATAACAGATACTTCGTGTCCTGCCTATGTGATTTTGAGCCTAAACCACTACCTATCAATGCAAATGTGGTAGGTATTGATCTGGGACTTAAAGACCTTATCGTATCTGATATTGGTTCTCGTTATGGCAATCCTCGGCACACATTGAAATACGCGAAGAGATTAGCTGCCCTCCAGCGGCGTTTGAGCAAGAAACAGAAAGGTTCTAAGAACAGAGAGAAAGCTCGAGTAAAAGTAGCAAAAATGCATTCAAAAATAGCAGATTGCCGTAAAGACAACTTGCACAAGCTATCCCGCAGATTAGTAAACGAAAACCAAGTCATCTGCGTTGAGTCACTTAGAGTTAAAAACATGCTCCGCAACCCCAAGTTAGCAAAGTCAATTTCAGATGCTGGCTGGGGTGAGTTGTTAAAGCAGCTCAGGTATAAATCTGACTGGGCGGGCAGGGAAATTGTATCCATCGACCAGTTTTTCCCTTCAACAAAGCTATGTAGCCATTGTGGTTATTTAGTTGAAAAGATGTCGTTAGATGTTCGTACATGGTTATGTCCATGCTGTGAGACAAGCCATGATCGAGATGTTAACGCTGCTAAAAATATCAAAGCTGCCGGGCTGGCAGTGTTAGCCTATGGAGAGCTTGTAAAACCAGGACGGCAAAGTGCTGCTCAGGTAAGGCTCGGAGAAGTAGGAAGGCTATGCGCCTCAGTCAATCAAAATCCCCCAGGCTTGAAGCCAACGGACATTCAGCATTGCCATGATGTTATTTTTGATGTAAATTAGCATCAATAAATGAATCAGATAAGGAAGTGCTATGAGAACTACCGTTACGATTGATGATTTGCTGTATGCACAGGCATTGGAGATGGCCGATCCTGGAATGGATAAAGCCGATATTTTTCGGGAAGCCGTAAAAACATTTGTCCGAGTACAAGCGGCAAAAAGGCTGGCTTCTCTTGGTGGGCTATCCCCTGAAATGCAGACGATTCCTCGTCGTCGTGACGAGCAATCTGCATAATGGCTATTCTGGTGGATACGTCCATTTGGGTTGACCATTTCAAAAACAGGAATGACAGGCTGGTCCAGTTATTAGAACGTGACCTGATTCTGACCCACCCTATGATAATTGCTGAGATAGCTTGTGGTACCCCTCCTGCGCCAAGACTGCGTACGCTTGGTGACTTAGGATTTTTGCCACAAAGCCATCAGGCCAGCATTGCGGAAGTAATGGACTTTATTGAGAGTAATAAATTGTACGGACTTGGGTGTGGTTTAGTAGATATGACATTGCTTGCTTCTACGTTGATAACTCCCGGTGCTAAAATTTGGACACTGGATAAACGACTCGAAGTGCTAGCCAAGAGACTTGATGCAAGCTACCAACCGATTCATTAAAGCTACCTTGGAAAGTGTACTTGACAAAAAATCACTGTTTCCGGTACTCTGTTTCTAAGTTGGGATAGCAACACCCGCACACAGAAAGCCGCCGAAAGGCGGTTTTTTTTCGCCTGAAATTTGCCTGCCGCAATGGCTTTTATGCCTCCGCGTTCCGGGCCATTACGACCCCGCATATGACTGACACCGTTCAAATCGGCGCAGCGCGCTTAGCCTGTGCGGATTCTCTGCAATACATAAAAACAATACCCGACGCCAGCATTGACCTGATTTGTACCGACCCGCCCTATTTTCGCGTAAAGGAAAACGAGTGGGATCGGCAGTGGTCCAGCGACGCTGATTATCTTGCCTGGCTGGAGGCGATGGTCTGCGAGTTCCGCCGCGTCCTGAAGCCGACCGGCAGCCTGTACATGTTCAGCGGCCACCGGCTTGCGTCGGACACTGAAATCATGGTCCGCCGTCACCTGAACGTGCTGAACCATATCACCTGGGCGAAGCCGACAGGGACATGGGGCCGCAACCGGAAGGAAGCGCTCCGCCAGTTTTTCCCGTCTACAGAACGCATCATTTTTGCGGACCATCACGGCGAGCGCAGCACCGCGCCCGGCGGAATTGGTTACGGCGCGAAAATGGAAGAGCTGCGCCGGGACGTGTTCGGCCCGCTCATCAGCTATTTCGCCGATGCGCGCGCAGCCCTGAACGTCAGCGCCCGCGAAATTCACGACGCTACCGGCACGCAGATGTGTTCGCACTGGTTCAGTGGGTCGCAGTGGCAGCTGCCAAAGCCTGCGCAGTACGCGCAGTTACAGGCGCTGTTTACGCGTAAGGCTGAGGGTTACGACCACCCGGGCCTGCCGATGCCGTATGACGCGTTACAGGCGCGTTACGCGCAGCTGTCTGACGAGCTGAACCAGCGCCGCAGTGAGGGCGAAGCCGCCCGCCGTGTGTTTACCGTTACTAAAGCCGTGCCGTTCCTCGACGTCTGGACCTACCCGGTCGTTCAGGGTTATCCCGGCAAGCACCCGTGCGAAAAGCCAGCCGAAATGATGACAGACATCATCAACGCCAGCAGCCGCCCGGGTGACGTGCTGGCCGACTTCTTCATGGGGTCCGGTTCGTTTCTCAAAGCCGCCATCAGGCTGGGCCGTCATGTGACCGGCGTGGAACGTGATCCCGAACGATTCCGGCAGACAGTGGGCGAAGTCGAAGCCCTGCATCGCGAGCTGTACACGACCGGGCTGACTGAGCCGGTCAACAAACAGAACCCGTTAACCTGCGTGTGACCACGGTCACACGCTTCCCGATTATGGCGTGCTGTAGAGCTGGCCTGCGCGAAAGCGACAGCCGGAGATAAGCGCCGGACGCCATTTCTTTCTGTGTGACCACGGTCGCACGTAACCGCCGCACGGCTATCGTGGGGAGGAGACTATGAACATGGATAAAATCACCACGGTAGCCAACGCTACTGCATACGGGACGGCCTACGGCAGTTCCGGTTACTGGTTTTACAAGCTGACGACGGCGATGACGCCGGATCAGTGGGCGGTTGTCGGCGTGCTGGGAAGCCTCGCATTTGCGGGCCTGACCTATATCACCAACGTCGTGATCAAAGTGTGGGCCATCAAGCGCGGCTACCGTCTGCCGAAGGAAGATTAATCATGGCAATTCCCGCCCGGATGAAACTGCGCGTGATTGCCACGCTGGGCGCTGGCGCGGTGGCGATAGCCTCCGCCATGCTGACCGGTGGCGACGGGCTGGAAGGGTACGTCCCGACACCCTACCTCGATGTTGCGGGTGTGGAGACGGTCTGTTACGGCCACACGGGCAGCGATATTAAGCCCGGCAAGACATACACAGAAAAGGAATGCAGGTTTCTGCTTGATAAGGACCTGAGCAACGTCGCGGCACAAATTGACCCGTACATTACGCGGCCCATTCCCGACACGACCCGCGCCGCCCTTTACTCATTTGCCTACAACGTCGGCCCCGCCCGTTTTAAAAAATCAACGCTTCTGACGCTTCTGAACGAGGGCTACACGGCGGGCGCATGTGACCAGCTGCGGCGTTGGGTTTATGCCGGTGGCAAAAAGTGGAAAGGGCTGATGAACCGGCGCGAGATTGAGCGCGACGTGTGCATGTGGGGGGTGAAATGAAAACAGGCATTGTAGCGGCGCTGGCTGGCGTTCTGCTGCTGATTGTCGGCGCGCTGGGCTGGCTGGCTTTTCACTATCACGCCAGTGCCATCAGCGAAAAAGGCAAGGTCAGCCAGCTGACCAGCGACAACACGCTGCAGACGCAGACCATCGCCACGCAGTCGCTGACGTTTCAGAAGTTTAACCAGCTGGCCGCCGCGTCGCAGCAGTACGGCACACAGATAGCCAGCGATAGCGAGGAGAAGGTCATTGAATACCGCACCATTCTTAAAAAAGAGAACGTGCCGACGTGCGATCTGCCTGTCCCTGCTGCTGTTGCTGACGGGCTGCTCGGCTACACGCACCGTCTACGTTCCCGCGCAATGTCCCGCGCTGTCGCCGACGCTGACAGCGCCGGTACTGGCACCGCTGCCGCCAGCACCCTGACGTACTGCCAGGCGGTTATGTGGATTGATCCACTGCTGACTGCCATCGACAAAGCGAACGACCAGCTGGAAAAAATCCGCGAGGAAGACGCGCAGCGCACCGGCAGCAGCAGTTCAGGCAGTGACAGCATCTGGTAAAGCCATCACCGAGCCAGTCACCCGGCTGGCTCGCTAATGCCATTACCGAGGGGCAACCGTGAAAGACTTCATCGCATGGCTGATAGCCATAATTACCCGCACTAAGGAGACAAATGTGTCTGAAACTACCCTGGCTGCAACCGCTGGCGCGGCTGACGCTTCCCCCGCAACTGCGCCAGCTACTGCCACCGGCGCTGTGGATTCTGGCGCTGCTGCTGATGCTGCCACACCCGCAACAGCCACTGCTGTTACTGCTGCTGCTGCCTTATCTCTGGCCGCCGCGCCTGTCACTGCCGCGACCGTGGCCGTGCCGGTTATTGAAACCGCTGATGATGCGACTGCGCTGGCCGTTGCGCTGGGTGAACGCGGTGAAGCCGTATTGTCTGCGCTCAAGGATGTGTTGACCTTCGCGAAGGTCGAGGTTGATCACATTTGGGACGAGGCTGTTGCCATCGCGCTCAAACTGGCCTGATAAGCCGCTGTACAGGCCCGCTAATGGCGGGCTTTTTTATTGTCGTTTTCACTGAGTCAGAAACCCATGCTAACTATCAAACTGAGCACCGCAGGTTCCATCCTTATCAGCCAGTCGCCAGAAGTCTCAATCGGCCTTAAAGGCAGCGAGGTCTATCAAAGCGTCATGGGTATGACTACGGCCCCGGGCGTCCCGCTTGACGCTATTCAGACGTTCCCTGATACGTTTGACGGCGAAGGCAATCAGCTTAGTGAAGAAATGGTCCTGAACGTTCCGCGCCCTGACGCAAAAGGCCACCCGATTGCCGTGCTGATTACAGACCTGCCGGGTCGTGAATTTTCGGAGATCAGCGGCACGAACTACCAGTTCCTTTACGCCGGTGACGAGGCTGACGTACTCAACGAAAACGGCATTTCAGTACATCACATCAAGTAACACCATAAAGCGTCCTGCGGGGCGCTTTTTAGTGTGCCTTGTAGCGTGTGTCCGTGGTCACACAGGAGGGATTATGGCGAATATCCGGGAGCTTTCCGGCCATCTGCAAAAGCTGCAAAAGCAGATCCCCTTTGCTACGGCGCAGGCGCTGACCAGTACGGCCCGCAAGATTCAGGCGGCTGAAAAGACCGCGCTGTCCCGCAAGCTGGAGAATCCGACGCCGTTCACCGTGAACGCGGTCGGGTCAGTTGGTGCGCGCCGCGACAATCTGGTGGCAAAGGTTTTTGTCCGCGATATTGCGGCCAGCTATCTGGAGCCGTTCGAGTTCGGCGGCGATCACAAGCTGAACAGCCAGGCGCTTTTAAACCCGAAGAACATCAAGCTGAACAAATACGGCAACCTGACGCGCAACAAGATGGCGCAACTGAAGGCAAAGCCGGATGTGTTCGTGGGAGAGATTGACGGCGTTAACGGCGTCTGGCAGCGAAAAAAGGCCACGAAGGGCAAAAAGAACGCGAAGCGCCGCAAGCGTTCGCAGAACGGCACGCGTCAGCCGCGCCAGAAAAAGACCGCCCCGAAACTGCTGGTCCGGTTCGGTGACGCGCTGCCGGTGAAGCCGGTCCTCGGCTACATGGACAGGGCGCAGGCGATGGCCGCGAACCTGATGCAGACAGAATTAAGCCGCGCAATGGCCGCCGCGATGGCGAGCGCGCGATAGGTGATCCCATGCACGTCATTTTACCCGCACACGAAGAGGTGACGCCCGCTGACCTGCGAAAAGGGCGCGGCGCTTCACAACTGGCGCGAAACCGGACGCTGGACGACTGCGCTGCCGCCATCCGGCGCGCGGGCGGAACGGTCAGCCATGAAATCCCGATTCAGGTTATTTATCTCGATGACGGGCTTCGCATAGACAGCCCGCACTGTTATCGCGTGTGACCACGGTCGCACGCTCTTAAACATGCCCCCGCCTCTGACCGTCCCGGCACGCTGCCGTGTGGCGATTCACGCGCGGGCTTTCCATACGGACAAGCCATGACAGACAAGCAACGCCCCGCAGCGGTCTTTATTCACCTGACCGCGACCGATGAGAACGGAAACCCGCTCGGCAGCGTGGACAGAATGATGACCGTTGATGAGCTGCGTTCTGCACGCGCCCCGCTGCTTGTTGAAGTGGCAGCCGCAGCGGCGACCGCGCTGGATGAAATCGTCAGCGAGCATTTCGACATTATCCCCCGTTACAGCGTGTGACCACGGTCGCACGATGAGCGTGACCGGCCAGTGAGAAAACCATGAAACGTGTAACCCGAATCCCCGTCCAGGCTGACAGCCTGACGCTACAGGCTGCGAACTTATTCGATGCGCTGCGTCAGCGCGGGAAACACGCGGCGCTAATTGTACCTGATATGTACACCGCACAGATGATCCGCAAAGCGCTGGCACTGTCGGATAAATGCGTTTTTGCGGCCACTCAACCGGGCGCGCGCTGGATTCTTGGCCGCGCGTTTGATGTTTATGTCATAGCCAATGAAACCTTGTGTGCTGATGCCGTTCATCGTGAGCTGCCCGGTGAAGGTGAGTTTATTCATTTGTTGTCGGCCCGACAGTCAACGTTTCCCGATGCGCATATCTACGCGTTTACAGAAGCCCGCCAGCGTGTGACCACGGACACACAGCAACAGGAGACACAGATGCAGATAGCATACATACCCGAAGTCGTGATGCCGACGGAAGACGAAATCGACGGGATTGCGCAGCAGGTCATCAGCGAGGCTAAAGCGGTATTCAGTTCCGGCGCGCTGTTATCCGGCGCACCACTGGCTGAAGAAATCGCCGCCCGAATCAAACAGCGAATACAGGTCAGTATCACCGCCGTTCCGTTGCCCGATGACCGGCCAGCCGATTGTAGGCCGTTCCTGATGACAGCTGGCGAATGGTTGAGCCGTCGCCGCGCCCTGGAAGGGAATCCACCCCGGAAGCCATAGGGTTTTGGGTCCCTCCTGAGCCTTTTTAGATCACGGGCATTGCGCGCCGCGTTCTTTCACTAGCTAAAACTTTTTGAAAATTCGGGTAACAGGTAACAGGTAACAACCAGATGAATCAGGCTGAATTTGCAAAACTCCACGGCGTGAGCCGCAAGACGGTCACGATGTGGAAGTCGCGCGGCTGGCTGGTTCTGGAGGGTGACGAGGTGAATGTCGAGGCGTCAAACGCCAACATCGAGATGCACCGTAAAACTGTTACCCAACCCGAAAAAAAAAAGAAATCATCCGCGACCGTGGTAACGCTGACGATCCAGATTCGGGTAACAGGCCCGGGCGATCTGGAAGTGGTGACGGCGACGACGGAGACGACGCCGCCAGCCAGTTAGTTGAACGCATCACTAAAGAATTTGGCGTGTCGCTGACGTTCGATGAAGCGCGCACCGTCAAAGCCAACTTTCACGCAAAGCTGACCCAGCTGGAGTTTGAACAGAAAGCCGGGCGGCTGCTTCCCTTTGAAGACATGCTGCAAGCGGTGGCCGATGAATATGCGCGCATGAGAACGCGACTTGTCGCGCTTGCGCCTGAACATGGTCCCCGCCTTCGTTTGCTTGCCCTGACCAGTACCGACACGGAATTCGTGGCCGCACTGCAAAGCGTGATTTATGAAGCGATGGAGGAATTAAGCGCCGATGGAAGCAAGCCACCAGAACCCGGAAACGGCTAAGCCGTCAGCCTGGCAGAATTTTAAAAGACGCCTGACAGGTATCAGGCGTGCGCTTGCACCACCTGAGCCGCTGCGCCTGAGTGAGTGGGCGAACAAGTACGCGATGATGTCGAAAGAGACATCATCACAGTCAGGCCGGTTCCGCTCGTTCGCGTATCAGGATGGCATCATGGATGCCTTTACCGACCCTACGGTCGAGACAATCACCGTAATGAAGTCGGCGCGTGTCGGTTATACAAAAATCCTCGATCACGTTATCGGGTATTACATCGCACATGACCCGTCGCCCATTCTGGCTATCCAGCCGCGTGAGACTGACGCCGAAGACTACAGCAAAACCGAAATCGCGCCGATGCTGCGCGACACGCCGGTACTGTCCTGCTTAGTCGGCGGAGCAAAAGCCAAAGACACCAACCAGACGATTTTAAAGCGTTCGTTTACCAACGGCGCAAACCTGACGCTGGTCGGTGCCAACAGCCCGGGCGGTTTTCGCCGTATCACCTGTCGCATCATCCTGTTTGATGAGGTGGACGGCTACCCCGCATCCGGTGCCGGTAACGAAGGCGACCAGATAGCGCTCGGTAAAAAGCGTTCGGAAACGTTCTGGAACCGCAAAATCGGTATCGGGTCAACGCCAACCGTTAAGGGCATCAGCCGCGTCGAGAAGTCATTCAACGACAGCGACCAGCGTTACTACTTCGTGCCGTGTCCGCACTGCGGCGAATTTCAGGTTCTGGAGTGGGGCGATCGCAATTCGGCCTACGGCATGAAATGGGAGCGCGACGAAGACGGGCAGAGTCTGCCGGAAACGGTTTACTACGCCTGCCGTCATAATGCCTGTGTGATCAAGCATAGCGACCTGCCGCTGATGGTGGCGAAAGGCGAATGGCGCGCCACCCGGCCTTTTAAGGGTCATGCCGGTTTCCACGTCTGGACCGCTTACAGCCTCTTCCCTAATGCCGCCTGGCATAAGCTGGTTGAGGAATGGCTGATCGTCAAAGACGACCCGGTAATGCGTCAGACGTTCATCAATACCACCCTCGGCTTGCCTTATGAGGATTTCGGCGACAAGTCGCTGAATGAAAAATCGTTGCTTGAGCGCTGCGAGGTTTACAGCGCCGAAGTCCCTGACGGCGTAGCGCTGCTGACTGCCGGGATAGATACGCAGGATGGCCGCCTTGAGGTGGAGATCGCCGGATGGGGTCGCAGTGAGGAACGCTGGTCAATCGCCTACGACGTGATCGAGGGTGACTTAGACACGCCGGAACCGTGGGACCGTCTCGACGCTTATCTTCAGCAGGTATGGCGCAGGGCGGACGGTCGGGGATTCAGCATTATGGCGGCCTGTATCGACTCGGGCGGCCACCACACCGAATCCGTTTACCAGTTTGCCAAAGCGCGTATAGGGCGGCGCATATGGGCGATTAAGGGCGAATCAGCACGCAGCGGCGCACGATCGCCGGTCTGGCCGACCAAAAAGCCTACGTCGCGCAGCAAGGCCACTTACCGGCCCGTCATTATCGGCGTCAACGCTGCCAAAGACGTGATCCGAAACCGCCTTCACCTGGACGCACCTGCACCGGGTGAGCGCCAGCCGGGTTATATGCACTTCCCGCACGATCGCGACCTGAATTACTTCAGCCAGCTGATGGCCGAACGGTCCGTTAAGAAAACATCTGGCGGGTTCAGCTTTCGCGTGTGGGAGCTGCGCGCAGGCCGCGCGAACGAGGCGCTGGACTGCTGCGTATATAACTACGCCGCACTGATGGGCCTGACGCATCAGGGCCTGAAACTGAACAGGCTGGCCGATTCTATCGAAGACAACCCGGACAAGCTGATCGCGCCGCCGGTTGTCGTTGAAGAGAAAAAGCCAGACTTTCAGCGGCCCGGCGTGATCATCCCTGAATCGCCACAAAACACCGCGCCGCACAAGCGGCGAGCACGTCGATTACCGACATAAGGGCTAACCCATGCAACCACTAAATAGCGGCATCCTTGCCGGGATGCCCCGCGCCGTTTTGCAGTCGATGCTGACCAGCGCGCAGCAGGCATACGCTGAGCTGTCGATGGGAAAAAAGGGCGTTTCGTTCAGTTATACGCAGGGCGACGGCACGCGCTCGGTGGCCTACCAGCCGACCAGCGTGGAACAGCTGACGCAATTTATTATGCAGCTGCAGCGCGCCCTCGGACAGGGTGGCCGCCGCCGAATGGTGAGGTTCCGTTACTGATGAAAAAGAACGACGTCCGTATCCTCGGCGCTAACGGGCAACCGCTGCCGCCGTCCCGGCCAGAATATAAAGCGCTGGGCGGTTCCGGGCGCGTTCCCTATGACGCCGCCGATTCGTTCAGCGACCAGCTGGGCGGCTGGCAGCCGACGCTGTGGTCACCCGATAACGAAATCAATATTTACCGCGACCGCATCGTGTCGCGTTCCCGCGATCTGGTCCGCAATGACGGATGGGCTGCCGGTGCCGTTACCCGCATTCTGGATAACGCGGTCGGGGCAATTTACCGGCCCATTTTTAAGCCTGACTATCGCTATTTACAGATGATTACCGGCATCAAGGGTTTTGATGCGGAGTGGGCCGACGAGTATGCGCGCTACATGAATGCAATGTGGCGAACGTGGGCGAACGACGTCGGGCGCTGGTGCGATTTCGAACGCAAGCACACCGTTTCGCAGCTGCTGCGTATTGGTCTGCGTCACAAGCTGATAGATGGCGACAATCTGGTGCTGATGCACTACGACACCAGCCGCCTGGGCTATGGCCGTGCGCAGTTCGCTACCGCTGTCCAGCTGATTGACCCGGACCGGCTGAGCAACCCGCAGCAGGTTTACGACATGGCGAATATTCGCGGCGGCGTGGAGCTGGATTACAGCGGCGCGCCGGTTGCGTATCACATCCGCAAAGCGCATCAGGGCGACTGGTGGAGCGGTGAAAAAACGATGACGTGGGATCGCATACCGCGCGAAACGTCGTGGGGCCGTCCGATTGTCATTCATGACTTTGACAGCGACCGTGCGGGTCAGCATCGCGGCAGCGGCATTTTCACCCCGATTATTCAGCGCCTGAAAATGCTGATTAAGTACGACGAAAGCGAGGTCGAAGCGGCGATTCTGAATGCGGTGTTTGGTGCGTTTATCGAATCACCCTACGACCCCGCAATGGTGGAGGAAGGGCTGACCGGCGGTGACGGCCTCGGCGTGTATCAGGAAGAGCGGATCGGCTTTCACGAAGACCGCCGCCTGACGCTGCAGAACGGCGTCGGACTTCCGATCATGTTCCCGGGTGAGAAAATCAACACGGTTAACGCCGCGCGCCCGAACAGCAATTTTGCAGCGTTTGAATCTGCCGTTCTGCGCAACGTGACCGCCGCGACCGGCCTGTCCACGCAGCAGGTTACACAGGACTGGTCAGACGTTAACTACTCATCTGCCCGCGCCGCCATGCTCGAAGCATGGAAAACGCTTAGCCGTCGCCGTCATGATTTTGCCACCGGCACGGCTGGGCCTATCGCGTCCTGCTTTGTTGAAGAAGTTCATTCCCTCGGCGGCGTGCCGCTGCCAGCTGGCGCACCGGAATTTGTCGAAGCGCGGACCGCCTACAGCCAGGCTAAATGGATGGGGCCGGGTCGCGGATGGGTTGACCCCGTTGCCGAGAAAAAAGGCGCGATCCTCGGTCTGGATGCGGGTATGTCCACGCTTGAGAAAGAGGTCGGCGACAGCGAGGGTGAGGATTGGGAAGAGGTTATCGACCAGCGTGCCATCGAGCAAAAACGCTTTGAGTCGCGCGGGCTGTCTCTGCCTGAGTATCTGCAAGGCGAAGCGGCCAGCGAAACCATTAAAGACCCGGAGGAAAAATAGTGAATCTGCCCCTGCTGGCGCAACGGCTGTTTAATACGCCGCTTGCGCTTCACCCGCTAAAAGCCGAAGTCGTGATGGCGGCGCTGTCCGAACGGTTTGGCATTACGCGTATCAACTCACCCGCGATGATGTGGGACGAGGACGATCGCGAGAGTTTCAGCCGCAAGGCGCGTGACCGGGACCCGGGCTACGACAAAGCCGGGCCGGTGGCCGTTATCAGCATTGAGGGGACACTGGTGCAGAAGTCGGGCCGCCTGCGGCCCTACAGCGGCATGACCGGCTATGACGGTATCCGCCAGGCATTTATGGCCGCGCTCAATGATGACAGCGTAAAAGCCATTTTGCTTAACATCGACTCGCCGGGCGGCGAGGTGGCGGGCTGCTTTGACCTGGCTGATTTTATCTACCGGGCGCGCGGCACTAAACCGGTCTGGTCCGTGCTGAATGAATCGGCTTATTCAGCGGCCTACGCCATCGCCAGCGCTGCCGACCGCATTGTTGTACCCCGCACCGGCGGCGTCGGGTCAATTGGCGTCATTGTGATGCACGTTGACTGGACGCAGAAAATTAAAGACGACGGATTATCCGTCTCGATCATCCGATTCGGCGATCGCAAAGCTGAGTCAAACCCCTACCAGAAACTGAGCGAACAGGCCCGTTCCGCTATCCAGCAGGACGTTGACACGATGGGCGCGCTGTTTGTGAGTACCGTCGCCCGCAATCGCGGCCTGTCGGAAAAAGCCATCCGTGCCACGCAGGCCGCCACGTTTATCGCGGCGGAAGGCGTTGAGCTGGGACTGGCTGATGCTGTGGCCTCGCCGGATGCGGCGTTCCTTGAATTAATCGACTTAACCGGAGAATGAAATGCCGAAATTTATTAACCCCTTTGCTCACCTTCTGACTGGCAAGAAAGCCAAAGCGTCCGAAGAAGAGGACGAAAAGGCGAAGAAAGCCAAAGCCCGCCGCGCGGAAGAAAACGACGACGATGCCGACGCGGATGATGATGCGGACGCCGACGACGACGCGGATGCCGATGACGACGAAGATGACGCCGACGCGGATGATGATGCGGACGCGGATGACGACGCCGACGACGAAGAAGAGCGTAAGGCGCGTAAAGCCAAAAAAGCCAAAGGTAAAAAGGCCGAAGACGATGACGATGACGCCGCCGGTGCCAGCGTCGCCAAAGGTCGCCGCATGGAGAAAAAGCGCATCAACTCCATTCTGAGCTGTAAAGCTGCAGCAGCGCGTCCTGACCTGGCTGCCTATATGGCCTGCAATACCAGCCTGTCGGCAAAATCGGCCATAGCGCAGCTGAATATCGCGGCGATGGGTATGGCGGACACCGGCGGCAAGCCGTCCGGGGCGCGTATGTCACTCGACGAGCGTATGGCGAACGTGCCGCGCCATAACGTCGGCCATGACGCCCCGCCAGCCACCGGCAAAGACACTACCGTTAACGCTGCGGTTTCTCTCTACAACAAGCATAAGGGCATTAAATAATGACCGTTAATCAGTACGGCCAGAACAGCTGGCAGCCGTATGCACGGCAGGATACTTTCATCCCGGATCAGCTGATTGCGGGCAACCTCCAGCTTGTCACCAAAACCGTGGTTATCGGTGCCGGTCAGATTTACAAGCGCGGAACCGTGCTGGGGCGCGCCTCGCTGAAAAGCGCGATCGCCAGTGCGGCCACCGGCACCGGTAACGGCACCATCGGCAAGCTGAGCGTCGGCAGTGCGGCAGAGACGGGCGTGTACACGCTCAAAGCCACCGCCGCCGATAAGTTCGCGCTGACGGACCCGACCGGCGATGCAGCTGGCATCGTGACCGTGGGCCAGCCGTTTACCGGCAATCAGCTGAACCTGACCATTACCGCAGGCGCAACCGCCTTTGTGGTCGGGGATGCGTTCACCGTTACGGTTTCGCCTGCGTCGAATGAGTACACGCTAAGCGTGCGCACCGCTGTCGATGGCACGCAGAACCCGACCGCCATTCTGGTTGATGACGTGGACACCACGGCAGGCGCGCTAAGCGCAGGCGTTTACCTGATGGGCGGCTTTAACCAGAACCGCGTTACGTTCGATGACAGCTGGACGATTGAAGATCTCGCCGACGCGTTGCGTGATAAGTCGATTTTCCTCCAGGACAGCATTACCGGCCCCGGCGTTTAACACCCCGCATTAAATCCTGAATCGTGAATTTATGCCCTTAACCGGGCAGGGATTCGCACGTCCAAAATTTGCCCGCCAGCTGGCGGGCGTAGCGAGAAATTTATGACCCAGAACATTTTTAACACCACCGCGCTGGTCGGCATCGTTCCGAACCTGATGACGTCGCAGAACTGGCTGCTGGATAAGTTCTTCCCGAACATCGTTACCAGTGACACCGAAGAAGTCGCCATCGATGTGGACGTTGGCCAGCGCCGTATGGCCCCGTTCGTGTCGCCACTTGTCGCGGGCAAGCTGGTCGAATCGCGTCGTATGCAGACCAACGTCTTTAAGCCTGCGTACATCAAAGACAAGCGCGTCCCGGACCTGCGCAAACCGATTCGCCGCCAGATTGGTGAGCGTATTGGCGGCGAGTACACCGCCGCACAGCGCGAACAGCTGAACATGATGTTCGAAATGGCCGATCAGGTGGACATGCTCAACCGCCGCCTTGAATGGATGGGGGCCAGCGCGCTGAGCACCGGCACGGTGAAAATCGAAGGTGAAGGTTATGAAACCACCGTCGTCGATTTTGGCCGTAACAGCAACCTGACCGTTGCGCTGTCCGGTTCCGATAAGTGGCTGAAAAGCGTGCCGGATGGTGCGTCTTACACTAAACCGACGTCGCACATTAACGAGTTCGTTAAAACCATCCTGAAGTATTCAGGCTCGGTGGCGATCGACGTGGTGTTTACCTCTTCCGCATGGGAAGCCTTCATGCTCGACACCTCGCTGAAAGGCGCGATCGTCTTCCCGGCGCAGGGGCCATACGGCAACCAGATTAACCCGGGTACTGAGGTTCCGCTGGGTGCAGTCTATAAAGGCCGCTGGGGTCAGCTGGACCTGTGGCTTTATAACGACTGGTTCATTGACGAAAAAGGTGTTGAACAGCCGATGCTGGCCGACGGCTCGATCGTCATTTCCGGCCCGCAGCTGCAAGGCACCCGCGCATTCGGCGCAATTATGGACCCGGCGTTTAACTACGGCCCGATGGCCTTTGCACCGAAAACGTGGTTGCAGGATGACCCCGCGCAGCGCTTCCTGATGATGCAGTCAGCCCCGATCGTTATCCCGAGCCGTGTTAACGCCGCTCTGTGCGCAACAGTGGTGTAACGCATGGCACCGAAAACGCAGAAACCAGCGGCAGAGAATGCCGCTCAGAGCGACGCTGCGGCGTTGCCTGACACCAATGCGCCAGCAGTAGGGCAAGCGCCGGAAATCACCGCAAACAGCGAATCCGGCGCGGATTCTGCCGTCGCACCGCTCAACCCTTCCGAAGACCCCGAAAGCACTGACTCAGCCGAAACGGTTGAGGTCGTTGTGCGCGCCAAACGCACGGTCAGGCACGAGGGCAAAACGCACGGCGCGACAGCGCTGGTGACGCTGCCGCGTGAAGACGCCGAACGCCTGAAAGAGATCGGCTTTGTCGATTACCTGGACGAGCTGCACGAAATCGCACAGGCCAGCCAGGGCGTAAAAGTCACCGTATCCGACGGCGTGGCATTAAAGCAGGAGTAACCCCCCATGAGCGTTGATTGGGATAGCGAACTGCTGTCCCCGCTTCA